GGTCTATACCTGTATATATTTAATTTCTATAAAAGAGCAGGGTGGGATAGATTCTAGGGTTTAGATTCTGGGTACTGTATATTTTAAAAAATACAAAAAGAGAAAGAATAGTAACTAGTTACTAGTATCTTAGTAACTATTCTATTCTATTCTTTTTTATTAACTTTAGTAATTTTAGTTACTAGTTCCTGGGAGATAAATTATACAAATTACAGATTAATACTGTCAAGGGAAGAATAATTCCTGAAAAAATAAACCCCCATAAGTTGGAAGCTATCCTTATGGAGGTTTAAGAGGGAATCAAAAAGTTGATAGGAGATAACTAATGATTCGAGGTTATTGTATCACAGAGTGTAAAGGGTGGTGGAAAGACACAGATTAGTCTAGGGCAACGTACTGAACGGAATGGTCAATGGTGGTGAGGCAAAGCACCACGCCCTAGTTTCCGTTTCCACCTCGTTTATGCTAACATGATTTTTATGGTTAAGATAAGAGGTTGTAGTAAGTGTTTGGGGGCAACTATGCTTACGGATGATGGGTATAAATGTATTATTTGTGGTTATACTGATTATTCAACTGCTCCACCTTACAAGATAAAAAGAAAAAAATCTAATGATGGTATTGAAGTAGATACGATTGTTGTTCGTAAGAAAGGTAAAAAGAGTTTACAAGACAGTAAATTAGTCTATGTTATGACTTTTACTAACGGATATGGCAATATTGCTCTGAGATATGAGATGAGATGTCCATATGATGGTTGTGGAGAACGCTGTCAGTCTAGTAAATACCCAAATTTAGGTAAATATAAGTACAAATGTAGTAACAAACACATATGGTATCTTATAATGGAGGACAACGAACCAAGTTATTGGCAGTAATTGGAGTTATTTATGGCAAAGAAACGTACCTATAAGTCTGCAGCATGGACTAGAAAGGCTGGTCAGAACCCCAAAGGTGGACTTAATAAGAAAGGTAGAGCATCTTATAAGAAACAAACTGGTGGTACGTTAAAAGCTCCTGTCAAATCAGGGGATAATCCACGCAGAGCTTCTTTCCTAGCTAGGATGGGGGCTTCTAAAGGACCAGATAAAGACTCTAAAGGTAAACCAACACGTAAACTTTTGTCTCTACGTGCATGGGGTGCAAGTTCTTCTGCTGATGCAAGAAGTAAAGCTCGTGCTATCAGTGCCAGAAACAAAGCTAAGAAGTCTAAAGGTAAAAAATAATGGCTAAAAGAAAATCTAAAAAAGGTCTTTATGAAAATATCCACGCTAAACGCAAAAGAATTAAAGCAGGTTCTGGCGAAAAGATGAGAAAGGTTGGACAGAAAGGTAGACCTACAGCTAAAGCGTTTAAAAAATCGGCTAAAACAGCCAAAGGAAAAAGATAATGCCTAAAGGAAAAGGTACATACGGCTCAAAAAGAGGGCGACCACCTAAAAAAAATAAAAAGAAAACTATGAGAAGGTAATTATGGCTAGTAACGCTGTCCCTGATATGCCAGGTAATAATCCTGAAGCAATTAAAGCTAGACAAGATTTATTTTTATCAGCGTTTGAAGAGTACGGAACTATTGCTCGTGCCTGTGAAGAAACAGGTATAGGTAGAAGTACGTATAAACGTTGGAAACGAGATGATAAATTTGATTTTATTAGTAGATTTAATGACGTTAAAGAAAACTTTGCCGAAGATATAGAACTCACACTGTTTCAAAGAGCTAAAGACCCTAAGTCTAACCCAGTTATTCTAATATTTGCACTCAAAGGTCTACTACCTGATAAGTATAAAGACAACGCACAGGTAAATGACGAGACTGCTAAAGATATTATGAAAGAACTTAAGACTAAATTTAGAGGTATTAAGTTTGATGAAAGCGAAAGTGCTGATACTAAAACAGCACAACAACAAGCAGAAGATATATTAAGAGGCAAAAGTGGAGAACAATAACAGCAACGCATCTGTTAATGAACTAGCTGATTTTATTTATGACAAAGTAGATTTTGCTCCAACTGATTTACAAAAACCAATACTGAAGTCTAGGAAAAGATTTATCTTGGTAGCTGGTGGTGAACAAGCTGGTAAATCTATGGTAGCTTCTAAATATCTGCTAGGTAGATTCCTAGAAACAGAAGGACAAGGTCTGTTCTGGCTAGTTGCTGCCGACTACGAACGTACCAGAGCTGAGTTTGAATACCTAGTACAAGACTTTGCTACCCTAGGACTACTAAAAGAATCAACTAAAAGAGTAGACCCAGGTAGAATTGTACTGGCAGACGGCACAAGAATAGAAACAAAGTCTGCTAAAGACCCAAGAACACTAGCTATGAGAGCACCTAATGGCATCATTGGTTGCGAAGCATCACAGCTAGACCTAGAAACTTTCCACAGATTGCGTGGTAGATGTGCTCCAAAGAAAGGTTGGATGTTCTTAGCAGGTACTTTTGAAGGTTCACTAGGTTGGTATCCACAAATGTACCAGTCATGGCAACACTCAGCATCAATAGACGAACAAGCGTTCTCGTTACCTAGCTACTCTAACCAGTATCTGTACCCAGGTGGTAGACAAGACCCAGAGATATTAGCACTAGAACGAGCTAGTTCAGATGATTTCTTCCTAGAAAGAATAGAAGGTATACCTAGCCCACCACAAGGACTGGTATTTAATGAACTGAGAGCTGACATTCATGTGCGTGACGTAGAGTACGAACCAGATATACCTGTACATATATGGATAGACCCAGGTTACTCAGAAGCATACGCCTGTGAAATAGTACAGATAGTTAATGACCAAGTAAGAGTGATAGACGAAATCTATGAAAGGAATCTGGTTACAGATGAAATTATAGATATAGCACAATCAAGACCTTGGTGGAGAGATGCACAGTTCGGAGTTATTGATATTGCAGGTTATCAACACCAAGCTATGGCTGCACCCGCAGAAGTATGGTTAGAACGAACAGGTATCTATTTTGACTCAGAAAAGATTAGAATTAACGAAGGAACTGAAAGATTAAAGTCATTTTTAAAGACTGACCCAGTATCTAAAACAGAACCTATGATAGTATTTAACCCAAAGTGCAAAGGAATATTATCAGAGTTTGGCGTTAAACCTAATCCGTTTGACGGACAGACTCGTGCGTATAGATGGAAGATGGACAGAGATGGTAATATTGTGGGACAAACACCTGAAGATAGATACAATCATGGTGTTAAAGCAGTAATTTACGGATTAATTAATCGTTATGGGTATGGTTATATTACCGATAATAAGACTATAAAGGTTAGGCAGTGGTAAATGGCTAATTACAAACCAGAGGAAATTATATCGCTAGTAGATAATCATTACGACTTAACAGAACCTATGCGTACACGCATGGATGATGACTACGATTTATATAGATTAGAAGAATTTGACGCAGGTGAAGGCTACCAGTCTTACACCTCAAACGAACCTATGGTATACGCAGACAAACTTATTTCGTGGCTAACCTCTGCTGAAATGGTAGTACGTGTACCTTACAATAACTCAGACAGAGAACAGCGTGAAAACAATGACGCTAAAGAAAAGTTCTTAATTGGCATTTTAAAATCTGCTGATGAAAGACTAACTAACAGATTACAACCTACAGTAAGAAAACAACTATCTTGGTACATCACACTACGTGGTTGGTACTCAGGTAGAGCCTTACTGGTTAAAAATAAAAACGGAGACACATATGTCGATATTCAACCTTGGGACCCGCTCCATACTTATTGGGGTGAGGGTGCTGATGGCTTGTCGTGGGCTTGTTATAAATCTAAAAAATCTCCTTCGGAAATTAAATTAACTTACGGAAAGAACTTAGGTTCAGTTGATGATACAGATGAACCTATTGATGTCTATGATTTTTATGACAAAGAAGACAACATTGTTTGTACTGACACAACTGTTTTAAAGAAAAGAACTAAACATGGAGCTGATGAAGTCCCAGTATTTCTTGGACCAGTAGGCTCAACACCCATGATTCAAGCTATAACAGATACTAGAAACCAAGATACCATAGAGGATTTTGGTGAATCATGCTACAAATCAACCAGAGACTTATTTGAAAAACATAATTTTATGATGAGTGTTATGTTAGAACTTGTAGCTCGTTCACGAAGACAAGGACTAAAAGTTAAGTCTCGTGACGGAACTAAAACACTGGAAGAAGACCCATACAAAGAAGGCTCAGAGATTGCTCTTGGTCAGGGAGAAGACGTTGAACCTCTAGGACTATTAGAGATGGCTAGAGAGTCAGGCGTATTCATGGGACTTGTATCTGGTGAAATGCAGAGAGGTGGATTACCACACTCTATTTATGGACAATTAGAATTTCAATTATCAGGGTTTGCAATAAACACACTAAGACAAGGTGTTGAGTCACAACTTGCACCTAGACTACAGTCACTTGAACGTGCGTATATGTGTATAGCTAAAATGATTACAGACCAGTATCTTACTGGTGCGTTTAAAGCTGTTGAAGTTAGTGGTAAAGACAGGAACAGAATGTATTTCTCTGAAGAAATAACTGTCGATATTATTAAGAACGCAGGTGACCCTGAAATAGAATTTATCGGTCAGTTGCCACAAGACGATATGACAAAGATGTCAATGGCACAGATGGCACGAGAAGGACAAACGCCACTCTTGTCAGATACATTTATACGTGACCATGTACTTGGTTTGCAGTCTGCTGACCAGATGGATGACGCAATTAACGCACAGATAGCAGAAAGAACTTTACCTGAAGCTACACTGTGGACAATGTTACAGGCAGCACAGAGACAAGGCAGAGATGATTTAGCTAAGTTCTATCAAGGTGAACTTGAAAGATTGTTCTTAGTTAAAGGAATGGAACAGGCACAGATGATGCAACAGGCTGGAGCAATGGCTCAAGGCGTAGCTCCACCACAACCACAAGGTGGTCCACCACCACCACAAGGAATGGGTGGTCCAACTGCTTCCCCTCAAGTAATGCCTGATGCTATGATGGGTGTACCACCTGTAGCCCCAACTGCTCCTGTAGGTCCATCAGTTCCACCCGGAACTCCTAGACCCGGAGCTCAAAGTGCAGTTACAAGATTAGAACAAGAAGGATTGATACCACCAGAGGAAGGTGTATAAATGGGTTATTTTGATGACTTTGTAGATATGGGTGACACTCAACCAGTTAAAGTTGATGACCTTCCTGAGTTATATGCTTCAATAAGTGCTCTTGCTGGTTTGCCACCAGATATTGCAGGTAACGCTATAACAAGTGCTTTAAAGGGAGAAAAGGAACAAAATACTGCTACTACACCTATGACTAGTGCATTAGCTAATCTTCAACCAGGAACAAGGTTAGCTGATTTAACTGGTGATGAAGGCTTTGCTATTAGAAGTTTATTAGCTAGAAATACACCTAACTTTGATGTTTTTACAAGAGTAGGTGAAAATATTGACCCAACAACAAATCAACTACCCCCATTTGATTTAGACCCTGTTAGAGAAAGAACTCCATTTTTAGATACTGGTCCTGAATATACTGGTGGTGTTTTGCCACCTTCTCAATTAGCACCTGATGGTACTAATAGATTTAGTGCTATACCTAATGTTTTATCTAATTTAGATTTTGGTATAGGTGGTAGTGGTAGATTTCTTTACCCAACTGTTGGTATAGATGATAGTTTTACTGCAGATTTACCTTTTACGCAAACAACTACAAGATTTAGACCAGCACAAACAGGAGAGCAAGGAGCTGTTATAGGTCCTGGTGGAGTACCTGGTTTTTATGAAGATGTTGTGTCATTTACTGCTCCAGCTACAGCTCAGCCGTTTCCTTTTACTTCAGAATTCGCACCTGGCGAATTTGGTTTAGGTGACCCAATGGGTATAGCTGCAGAAAATGTAAATATAGGACTATTAGATTTAGCAAGTCCAGAAGTTCAAAGAATGTCAGATGCACAAAAAGCACAACGTTTGCAAGCTAAAAGGGGTTATTTAGGTGGGGCAATGCAATTTGGAGATAGTATTGCTAGTCCTACAACAACTCAACTTCCTATAGAATTTATACAAAATCCAACAGCACGAGGAATAGTTACTACTCCTGATACAACTACTTCTGTTGCACCTGTTGATGATGGAACATTACGAACTAGAACTAGAGTAACACCTGATGTTGATAAACCTAAACCAGATGATGAAGATTCTGATAAACCTAAACCAGTTGATGATGATACTGGAGCAGAAGACATAGTTCAAAATGGTGGTGCTCCTCCATTCCCACCTCGTTCAGAAGCTACACGAGGAGACTATTACGTATTTAATAATACGGCTTATATTTATCATCCATATTATCAACAAAATGGAGGATGGTATCGTGTAGGACAAACGGCAGAAACGTCTGCTGACGGAAGAAAAACACCATCAGATATTGATGATAGTGAAACAAGAGAACTGATGCGTACATGGGATTCTGCATTAGACCAAGCTATTAATAACAACCAAATGGACGCTGAAGGTAATAAATTATTTTCTACTCAACAACCATCAGCTCCAGAAGCTCCACCAACATTCTTTCCTCGCAGACCATATGTTAATTATGGTACACCAACAAATCTTAGAACAGCTACAGACCAATTTGGACAGCCAGTAGTACAAGGTATGGGGCAACCAATGCAACAGATAGGAGGACAACGAGCTGTGTCTGTAGTTCCGCCTGCTACATATGGTGAAGTGTTGGGTGGTACTCCAATGCAACCAATGACTACAACAGGTGGATTTTATGATGACCTATACCAACAGTCATTAAAGCCAGTAGATGCTTTTAAAGCATATCAGTTATCTCAATTCCCTGGTGCTTCTTTAGGTAGTAGATTGGCTGCACAAGATGCGTTAGGTACAGGATTTGACCCAGCGTTTGGTAGATTCTTACTTGGTAGTGCGTCAGGCAGAATAGCTCCACAGGAAGGAGCAGATGCTAGTAGTGGATTTGGTGGATATTTAAGAAATAGACAACGAGCAGACTTGTCACAAGTTAGACAGGAGTTTGCTAATCTTGGAGCTGCATTACGAGGATACACTCCTGGTGGTACTCTTGACCCAAGATTTGCTTCATACTATGAAACATTTGGTGACCCATCTGACCCATCAACTTTAAGAAATAGTGTTTTAAGAGCAGCACAAGCTGCACTTGGTACACGAGAAAGAACTGGTGCATTAGGAAATATTTATGATGTTATGCAACAGCAATATGGAACAGGAGCAGGTTCAAGGTTTGCAGACTTTGTTGGGGGAGCTTTTAGCCAACAACCAATGATGCAATCGTTTTCACCAACTGCATCTATAAATGCTTTGTCTACAATGGCTAAACAACAACCTGTAGGTGGAGTACCAAATACTTTGTTTGGTGGAACAATGGGATATTAAGGAGTTAATATGGCTAACTACAATACATTTGATGACTTTTATGAAACAATGCTTGAGGCAGAACCTCAAACAGCTTACATGGGTGCAGTTGGTAGTCAGACGTTTGGTCGTTCATTACCAGACCCTACACTAGATAGAGCACGAGCAGGATTTAGAAATCAGTTTAGTGATGTATATAATCAATATCTTGGTCAACGAGGTAGGGAATTATCTAGTAGAACAGACCCATCTAAATTAACTACGTTTTCTAGTTTCTTAGAAAAATATCCATTTACACAAAGATACTCAGACATGACTCCTTATCAAAGAGGTACATCTAGGAGTAGGTTTAATCCGAGTACAAGGTTTATCTTTTACTAATGCCACACATACCAGGACATGAATATTCTCCTCAAAGGAGGTTGTCTTATGGTCGCACATCTCAACCAGTAACACCACCAGTACAACCAGTAGCACCACCTGTTCAACCACAACCTGTAGAACAGGACAGAGGATTTTTGTCTGATATTTGGAATGAATATTTACAGCCCGGTTTAGAAACAGCTGTACAACTACCTGGTGTAAAACAAACATTACAAGGACTAGAAGCAGTACAACAAAGAGCTGTTGTTCCTACAGTTAGTAGATTTATAGAACCATTACCAATTAGATTTGAAGAAACGCCTGGTGCTCCTGAAGTTCCATGGTATGACATAGCTGGTCAATTTGGTAGAGGAGATGTTAATTTAAATTTTGACCAATACATTACTCCAGAGGGTAGATTTTCTCCATCAGCGTTAGCTGACCAACTTCTTAGTGCTAATCCTTTAAATGTTGGATTAGAAGTAATAGGAGAAAACTTAAATAGAGACTTTGACATATTTAAACCAGAAACAAGAAGAAGTCAAAATGTTCAAGAAGAAGTTCGTAAACAAGAAGAATTAACAGGTTCGCCTGTTACTCAACGTGAACGTAGACAAATAGAAGAAGACTTATATAAATTACCACCATATACACGAGGTCTAGCTGAAGAAGCTCCTTGGTTATTCTTACCACCTGCTAGAGTAGCTAGAGCTTCTGCACAAGCAACAATAAAAGGAATTGATTCTGCTAGTAAATTAGGTAGAGCTGCTCCAACAGCTAAAGCAGCTTTACAGGCAACACGAGTAGCTTTAAAACCAGTTGAATTAATAGAAGAAGGATTAACTAAAGTTATTGAAGCTCCTTTTAGAGTTGTAGGTAGAGGAGCTCAAGGTGTTAATAGAGTAATTAATAAAAACCAGTTAAACAATTTAACTCAAAGAGGGTTAGTTCATGGAGATAATATTTTAAGAGATAAAAGTTATGTTGCTGAAACTGGTGAAACATTAGATTGGGGAAGAAAATTACATGAACTTAATGATACCTTTCTAAGAAAAACAGGTGTGCAAAATAGATATATATCAGAATCACGAGTAGTTGATAATAAAAGGGATGTATATTTAAAAATTAATGATGATGCTATTATTCCTGATAGAATACGTATTAGAACTAATGAAGAAATGGCTTCTATAAGACCAACTCCTTTTCTATCTACTAGAAGACGACAATTATTAACAGAAGCATTAGACCAACCTACGACCAAAGAAGAATTGTTTGCGTTTAATTTTAGAAAACCTGCTGATATGACTGTTCAATCGTATCAACAAAGACTTGCTCAATCTCCTGTTGGTAACAGAGTAGCACCAGTTATTAAGGCTTTTAATAGTTCTAGGGCAAAACAATCATTAGATAGAATGGGAACTAAAGCAGAAGATGTTATTACTAAACGTATTAAAGATAGATTTCCTAATATAGGTAATGCAGATTGGTATGTAAAATTTGAAAGAATAGTACTTGATGGTACAGCTCCAATACGAATTGTTATTGATGCTGCTGCTAAAGCTGCTGAAGCACGAGGGGTAAACCCAGCTAGAGTATTAGAATTAGGTAAAGAACTTGCAACTTTACCTTCGCAAATTACTAACAGTATAAATAAAGCAACAACTAGAGCAACTAATCGAATAACAAATTTTTATAGAGATTCTCTTGAACCTGCAATAGATATTGGTGTTAATGCTAATGATATTGATAATTTAGCTAGAGCTCAAAGATATCTTGAAGTATTAGCTAGTAACCCAAAAAGAGAAATTCCTTTATTTGGTTTTACAAATAAAAAACCTGTTGTAGTTACTAGAGCTCAACTAGATAGTATGGTTGATTTAAAAAATGGTAGCACTCTTGATGGCGTTCCGTATAAAGACATATATAGCGATAAACAAATGCAAGCTCTTTCTGATTCTGTTGAAGGGTTACAAAATGTTCATAGAGAAATTCGTCAAGATTTATTTAACGAAGGAATTATTGACCAAGCTACTTTTAATAAACTATCTGAATATAATTTTTATGCTCCTATTGATTACGTTGATGCTTTAGATACAGGCAAACTTAGAAAAACAAGAAAAAATAAAAATGTTGTTGATGATGGTATTGATGAATTAACAGATAATATTCAAAAAGATAATGTTATGGATTCTTTGATTGGAGGAAATTTATTTTCAAGTATTGCAAGAAATGAAATTAGAATCCAAAACAATAAAGTTACTAGAAAACTAGCTAGTTTATTAAAAAAAGAATTAGGCTTAGTTGATGTATCAAAAGATTTTGTTTCTAAAAATGGAAAGTTACAAGCTGTTCCGTATAGTGATAAATTACAAAGTGGTTATTTGTCTTATTATGAAAATGGACAACGTATAGTTTTAGGTGGCAGAAACAGTAAAAGATTTGGTCAAGGTACTGATGAATTTGGTAATAAAATTGTAAAAGATACTCATGAACCAATACCTAAAGAAATATGGCAATCTATTAATGGAAGAAATGGACTTGCATTAAAAGGTGAACGAGAAATGAACAATGTATTAGCTATGTCTAATGGTTGGTTTAGGTCTATGTTTACAACATACAACCCATTGTTCTGGGTTCGTAATATGTTAATAGATGCTACAACTGCTGGCATTAAAGGTGGAGTTTTACCAACTGATATTGGGAAAGCTATGATGAGAGATTTTATGTCAATAGCAAAAAATAAAGAAGATAAATTAATTGCGTTGATGAGAGATTCTGGTGGTTGGGCTGGAGATGGATATATTGGATTAAATAAAATTCAAAATCGTATTAGACGAGAACTAGCTAAAGTTGACCAAACAGATACAGGAAAAATGTTTACTAATCAAAAACAAGTAGATAATGCGTTAAGGCAAAATTCTTTTGATACATTAAAAAATACATTTAGGCGTATTGGTGGTGCACTTGAAGCAGCTCCAAGACAAGCAGTATTTAAACGTTCTTTAGAAAAACAATTAGGAAAAAATGAAGTAAAAAGAATTTTAAATTTATCTGATGAACAATTTCAAATAGAAATGTTTACTAATTATAGAAATACAGGAACAGGATTTGTAAATAGTCCACAAGCTCAAAAGGCAGCAGCTAACAGTATAGAAGCTACATTAGATTTTAGTCGTGGTGGACAAGGAATTAAATATTTAAATAACTATTTTTTGTTTTTAAACGCAGCTATGGAAGGATTTAAAGTACCAGGTAGAGCATTAGGAATAGATTTAAATCCTGTAATTAGACCTGTTAAAAATCCAATTATTGACCCAAAAACAGGTGACGCTATAACTGGTACATTTGAATTTGGTAGTTTATCTGAACAATTAAAAAAATACATGACACTTGGTATTAATAATAGAGGTATAACAGGAAAAACTTTTGATGTAGTAGGGGGAGGACCTGTCGGTACAGCATTAAGAATGGGAGCATTAATAAGTTCATATTTTGTTATTCAAGAAACATGGAATAAATCTTTTAAATTTGAAGGAACTCCTTTGTATTACGATATACCTGAGTACATTAGGTATAACAGTATGATATTTATGTTGCCACCAGATAAAGATGAAGCTGGTGATTTAATTATTGACCCAATAACAGGAAGACCTAAACCTAATTATTTAGTTATTCCTCATAGATTACGAGAATGGAATTTACCTTTTCAAGCTGCAACTTTAACGTCAGAATCAATGGATGAAGTAGAAACAGCTCCAGATATGTCTAAATGGTGGGGACAAATTGCTCAATCAACTTCACCTATATCTGAAATACCTATGCCAGAAGTATTTACAGTAGGGGCAGAACAATTAACAGGTTATGATACTTGGAGAAAAACTCCTATTGTTCCTGAAGATGAGCAAGAAGGATTATTACAAGACCAATATGACAAACAAACATCTAAAACTATGCGTGAAGCAGCAGGAATATTAGATGCTATTCCTTCTCCAGAACCTATTGCAGATGTTATTGGTAGTCCTAGAAGATTAGAACATTTATATGAAAGTGTATTTGGTGGGGTTGGTACAACAATTACAAATATAAGTGACTATGTAATAGATGTATTTAAAGATTTACGTAACTCTGAAGATAGACCTATGAAAGAACAAGTTGAAGAATTTAGAGAAAAAATGAATCAAACAGAACGTACTGAATTTATTACTACTTTAGATGATAAAGAATATACAGAGTTTAAAAAAGAATTAAAAGAACCAGAAAAAGGTGTTCCGTTTTTTGATGCTTTAATTGCACCATTTATGCCTGAAAAAGGTGGGGCTATATTTAGAGGAGAACAAGAAAGGCTACAAGAAGAATTTGGTTATTCAGCTAAAGATACAAGAAATGCTATAGAGTTAGCTAGAGAAGTTAATTTTGAATTAAAATTAGAACAAGATGAAAACGATAAAAAATTAAGTAATTGGAAAAAAGGAGAAAGAGGAACAGCTGTTTTGTCTCCTTCTGAATGGCGTGAAGCTCGTTCTGCTAAGTATGATAAATATGAAGGTGCAACAATAGCTATACAAAAAGAATTTAAAAATTCTGTACAAGCAGGTGCTCCAGAAGAAAGAGAACAATATTATGACCAATTATATAATGGAGCAAATGCTAGTAAAAGTGGTGTTGATTTATTAATTGCAGAATTTAAATCTATTAAGTTAGAAGAAACTCCTGACTCATCAGATTGGGATAAATACAATTCAGCTAGAAATGATTTTAAAGAAAACATTAGATTAAGAGCAGAAGCACAAGGTGATAATACTTATAATGAATTTATAAGAAGACTTGAAGCAGACGATACAGAAACAGAAAAGATATATCAAAAAGCAAGTGAACTTTTATCTGAGTACTGGAGTATAGGTAACAATATTAATAATTTATATGATGCTAATTTTAGTACTAGGCAACCACAAATAGCACAACAATGGAATGATTATTTAAATGCTGATACAGGAACACAAACTCAAATAAGACGTAGCAATGCACAAATAAATACATTAGTTAAAAAACGTAGTCAGTTAAGAAAACTATATGTTCAAAATCAAGCACCTATGGGTGCTCCAAATGCAATAGATGAAACTTTGGCTTTTTGGTATGGTGATTTTTATAGTCCTTTAACCCCAGGTGGTAAAGAAGTAATAAGTAGAATTTATGGCAGAGGTCCATCAACAACAGCAATTTCAAACGTAGGGTTTATTCCACGTTGACATTAGATGTATACTATAAATTAAATTATATGAGGTATTAATAATGGTTAATCAGGCAGAACAAGACAATACAAGTACACCTGAAGTTACTCAGGACAATAACAATGGAGATACATTAGTTGATGTAACTTCAGAGTTTGAAGGAGCTAACACGTTTGAAGACACTTCTGCTCCTACAGAAGAAACAACTGATACTCCACCCCCACCTGAAAATGTAGAGACTCCAACAGAGACAACAGAAAAACCTGTTGAACCTGTAGCTGAACAAGCAAACACTACTACAGAAACTCCTGAAGCTCCTAGCGTACCTCAAGAAAATAATGAAACTACAGAACAACGATTAAAAGAACTTGAAACTAAAAATGCTGAATATGAACAACAGCAACAACAGTCTCAACTTCAAGCACAAGCATCTCAATACGCACAACAATTAGAAAGGAATGGTTATTTACCAGACCAAGCAAATCAAATTGCTACTCAATGGATGGCACAACAAAGTCGTGAAGCACAGTTAGCACAACAACAGCAAGACCAAATTAGATATATACAAGGTCAATCTGTAGCAGCAGAACATTTTGCTACTAAGTATGACTTAAAGTTAAGCGACCTTGCAGAATTAAAAAAATATGACTCTCCTCAATCTATGGAAGAAGCAGCTAAAAGCATTAAAGCTAATAGAGCTAAAGATGCAAGAATAGCAGAACTAGAAGCAAAGCTAGTTCCACCACAAGAATTTGACAGTAGTCAAAGTACACCAGGTGCTTCTAATAGTGAGGACAGTTGGTTAGACAAATACAATTCAGGTGACAGGTCACCTAACGCACTCGCCGCAGCACGAAGGGCTGCAGGTTTATAGAGTAGTAGTTGTTTAACAAAAACAGTGGCACGAAGGGTTACTGATTGAAATAAAACTTAATATTTAATCAGGAGGGCTATCATGGCTCAAACATCAACAACTGGGAATTTAGAAAATGCCCAAAGAATAATACTTAGTTCAGCTCGATATACAGAAGAACATAACGCACCTGCGTTAGCACTTATAGAACAATTTAGTTTGCCATCAGGTGCTAAGACAGTTACTGTTCCTAAAGTTGGCTCAATGACAATGAGTGACCTACAAGACGGAATAGACATTGTTGACGAAGAAGATATTGGAATGACAACCATTGACCTTACTGCTAGTGAGGTTGGTGCTAAAGTTATTCTTACAGATAAACTTGTAAGACAAGCAGCCGACAATGTTTTCTCAATTATTGGAAGACAGCTTGGTGATGGTATGGCTCGAAAAAAAGATAAAGATGTAATTGCTCTTTACACAGGTTTAAATGGTGGAACTGTTCTTGGTGCAGACGGAAGAAACTTTAATGCTGCTAACGTACACGCTATTGTTTCTAACGCTAAAGCAAACAAGTTTGGTTCTCAACTATATATAGTTCACCACCCAAATGCTGTTGCAACTCTATCTAAAGAAGCAGCAACAACTGCAGGTAACAACGCTGAAATTACATCAGGTTGGTCAGCAGATTTGTTGTCTAACTTCTATAGTGGGTTACGACCAATTAATGGTGTACCAATATTTGAAGATGGAAACATTGAAAAGACAGGTAGCGTTGATTCAGGGTATGGTGTTATTGCTGACAAGACTGCATTAGCAGCTCTTACTAGCGTAGAGACTAGAACTGAAAGACAGAGAGATGCTTCTCTTAGAGCTACAGAAGTTGTAATGACAGCAGACTATGGTGTCTTTGAATTAGATGATACTAAAGGTGCTGCAATACAATTTGAAATTGGTGACTTAGCAACTTCATAAAGTAGAGGTATAAATGGCAGATATAACTGAACGTAATAAACAAAAAATAGAATTAGCTAACGCTGGTTTTGCTATGAAATATATAGATGATTGGCAAGCTAAAACTATTTTATTTAGACATAAACCTAGTTATAACAACGAAGGTGAAATTAGTGGAGCTGTTGGTACTACTATAACTGGAGTACCTGGCAACCCTGATTATGTATTACGTAAAGCTAAAATAGGGTTATTCCCTTGGAAACCTGCTGAAAGTTGTGAATGTCAATGGTGCAGAGAAACTGATTGGAAAGCTTTAGAACCACAGACTGTTACAGGTTTTTGTGACATATGTGGGTTTAAAGCAGAAGCTAAAAACACTTCTGGTTTAGGAGCTAAATTAGCGTTCCATAAGAAACAATGCAAAGAATCAGCACAGTCTGATGTATAATAGAATCCTGAAAGTTGTAAAGATTGACCGAGGCTTTCAGGGTTCTTAAAATAAAATCGGTTGGTCGCAGGGGTAAACCCTGTAAATAAATAAACCTTTAGGAGGTTTGATATGTCTTTTAGTCCAATTCAAGGTGGTCGATATGGTTTTGAAAAAATAACCACATCTGACCAACGACAAGTTCTCGGTGCAGAAATGGCGTTCCCTGATGGCAGAAAGTTTCGTTACGTAGCTAATGGGGGAACTGCAATCGGAGAAGGCTTAGTTGTAGCTTCTGAAGCTCCAGCAGGTAATCATGATGAAGACTTGGTGATTACAACTAGTCCTTCAGTAGGCGATACTGCTATCAGTATTACATTAGGTGGTACAGCAGCAGCTAAAGATTTGTATGCAGAAGGATACTTATTCTTTAACTTAGCCAGTACTACCCCACACGAAATGTACAAAATTAAAGGTCATGCTTTGATTGCATCTAGTGGTACTGGAGAAATTACAATAGATGAGCCTGATGGATTTCAGACTGCAATAACTGCAGGTACTGATACAGCAGGTCTTATCAAGAGTCCATACAAGGACATTGTTGTTGCTCCTGCTGCTGTTGCAGGTAGATTTGTTGGTGTAACTGCTGCTGACTTAGAAGCTGACTATTATGGTTGGGTTCAGGTAGCAGGTATGGCTACAGCTAAAATTGATGGTACTCCAGCAGTTGGTACACTAGTAGGTGCAAGCTCAAACCACGCAGGTCAACTACTTGCTATTGGTGCTGACACTACTCCTGCTCTTGCTCGACTACATGGTAAAGCCGGTGTGGACAATGAGTTCCACACTGTAATGTTAATGAATCTATATTAAATTGGATTCTATTAAACTTTGGACACCTCAAGGGTCTACGTATGTAGGTGGCAATATTGCTGGCTATAACGAAGAAACAGGGGTGTCCATTGTTGTGCATACGTTTCAATTCAATGACCCTGAGACTGGTCGAGCTCAGGTAGTCAAGATTCCTGCTGACCCTAGTATTTCTAAAGCACATATAGAAGATATGGCAGCTCAAGCACTTGAAAACTTTTTAATCGAGTGTAGAGTTAAAGACAAAAAAAAACCTATTACTGCTGAACAAAAGAAACAAATAGGTAAGCAGATAAAAGAATTTAAAGAGTACGCACAGAAACGCAGAGAGAGTACAAACAATAGAATATATTACAGAGGTATTTAATGGTTAATAATAGTGAGGCAACTAACGAGTTTACATTAACACCTGAAGATATTAGTGTAGCGTTACAAGCTCATCCTGAAGCTGCTCAAGCAGCACAAATAAATTTGTTAAAAAGATTAATTGTTAAAAAAGATAATTTAATCACAAAACAATACGGAGAACTAGCTGACTTGCAACAACAGTTGGATGAATTAACATCTGATAAATGAGGTTAAATTATGCCTGTACAAGGAAGAACACGAAAACAAATTAGACAGTCTATAGGTTTTAACCTAGGGGCATTAAAAACTGGTACTGCTACAGGTGGCACTAACAACACTCTTATAGACGTTAATACGTTTAGAGGTGGTGATGATACTTACAATGGTAAGTTAATTCTTGTTACTGATGCTAGTGATGGAACTACTCAAACTACTCAATATGTTAATGACTACACAGCTAGTAATAACACTATTCAGTTTCAACAAAATGCTAGTTTTACTGTAGCTAGTTCTGATGAATATGAAATATATGATGAACCATATGACCCTGCAATTATTAATGATTTTATTAATCAAGCTGTTGTAGACGCAACAGGTCAGGCATATGACCCAATAGAATATCCTGATATGTCTAGTTCTCCACATACAGCTTTGTTTGGAGATGGAAGAACTTTAAGGTTTGATATACCTAGTAACATATCAATTATTAATCGTATTTATTATAGAAGTGCTGTTACTTCTACTATCTTACACAGTTGTAATTCTGCATTTGATGAAACAATAGACTCAGACTTTACAGTAACAGTAGATACAGAAGATAAAAAACAAGGCACAGGTTGTAACAAGTTTGTTATTGCTAGTGGTGCTAGTGCTGGAGACATAGCAACTGACTCTATAACTAGTAAAGATATTAGTAAATATGATTACTTAGAATGTTGGGTTAAAAGTACAGTTGCTACTTCTTCTGGTAATCTAAAGATATTACTTGACGATTCTGCTTCGTGTGCGTCTCCATTAGAGACGTTATCTATTCCAGCCTTATCAGCAGACACATGGACTTATGTACGTATCAAATTAGCTAACCCAGAACTTAATACAGCAATCATCTCTATAGGATTAGAATATGATTCTGACTTAGGTGCGTGTCAAGTACGACTAGATGATATTAAAGTAGTACAGAATGATACAGCAGTATTTCAAATCTTTCCTAAACATTTATGGAAGATAGACAGAAGTGCCAGAGATTTAATTCTAAATGATGGAGCTCAATTAGAAGTTGGTTACAACATGATAAAGCTATCAGGTGGTGACAAACCTGCATTGCTAAGTTCTGATACAGCTACAACTGAAATAGATGATTCATATATTATAGCTAGAGCTACAGGGTTAGCTTTGTCTGCAGCGTCAGGTGGTCCAACTACAGACCCAGATGCTTTACGACAAGCAGCAGCTTTCTGGTTTGGATTAGCTGAACAAGCTAAACGTGCGTTTCCATTATTAATTACAGGTAGAGCAGTTGAGTAATGGCAAACAAAGTAATAGACCAAAATGAAATATATCTTAATGGAACATATTATCCATTAACTAGACCAGTACAAAGTACATTAGCTTCTTTGTACCCACCAAAGGTTACTATTGGTGACACAACCAGAGACTCGCAAACTAGAGCATCTGTTATTTCTTGGTCAGACTGGCGTGGTGGTATAGGTGTAGAACGTATGCAAGGAGCTGCAGATGCAGACAAGGCTTGGTACTCTACACTACAACTAAGATATAGAAGACATTTGGTATTACCTGCGTTAGCTATAGAGACACGAGCACAGTTATCTGATGGTACTGCTGTTAGTGGTGCTATTACTTTTATAGCTGAAAAAGGAGATTCTTTATACGTTGGGTTTGATAAAAAACCTTATGTATATTCAGAGGGTGGAGAATCTCATGGAGCAGATTTTCTTACACAATTAACTAACAGTGGTAGTGCTTATAGTTTTCCTGACACACCAACAGATTCTATAACTATTAGCATGGCAGGCACAGACTATGTGGTTGTTGCTCATGGTGGTGGGTATAGTTATTACTCTGCTGATACCACAGTTGTAGACAAAACAACTGACGCTAAATTTCTTACATCTTGGGATGACAGATTGTGGGGAATAGACTCTAGTGGTCAGCTTTGGTACACACTTACTATTGGTGGTACACCTGTTAATGATGCGTTACTACCTGTACAAGACGGATTTGTTACTGACTTATTTGTAGGTAGAGATGCTACAGGAAGCCAAATTATTTACGCAGCCACTAAAGTAGGTTTGTATGCACACGACATGGCTAACGGAAGATTTGTTGAAACACAATTTCAATTACCTTTCCATCAATTTAATGGGGTAGGTTCTGTTAGATGGCGTGACGCAATATACAATCCTAGTGGTTTAGGTATATATAAATATATTAATGGTAATAACAATGCTGTTGTTACAGTAATGGGGCCGGATAGAGATGATGGTTTACCTGCATCACAACGAGGAACAATTAAAAAACTTATAGGTACACACACAGAATTGTTAGCTGCAATAGACGCTACTACTGCACCAGCAGCACAAGCTAGTACAGACTGGTCTTTCCATTCTCCTGTCGGACAAGTAGGAAGGTCAGCAGTTATTGATGCTTCTACTGGACAGTCATCAATCATAGGTTGGAATGACGTTGGGTGGGAAACTAAATGGTCTGCTACTGCATCTACAGCAGGTAAATCTGTTGAGCATATGTTAGTAACAAACGCAGGTAAAGGTGATTACAGATTGTGGTGGGGATTTAATGGTAAGCTGTACAATCAATCTATACCATTTGATGTTCTTAATCCTTCACAGTTATCTAGGTTTGAGTATGACACTAGTGGTTATTTAGAAACACCTTGGTTTGACGCACAACAATCTGAAGTAGATAAGTTAGCATTAAAGTTAAAAGTAGAAGTACAAGATGCTTCTAGTACTGAGACTGTAGCTGTACAGTATGCTTTGGATTATTCAGAAGACTATACAAGTATGGGTACGATTACCAGTAATGGTACTACTAGTTATACGTTTGGTTCTAATGTAGGTACTACGTTTAGAGCTATAAAGTTTAAAGTAACGTTAGCCAGAGAGTCAGGTACAACTATAGCTATTATGAAAAAGTCTCCTGACGTAGTTTCTTTAACACTTGAATACAGAAAGAAGTTACCTGCTAAGTATGGTCATGCTGTAGAAGTAAACTTAAATGAAACTTACAAAGGGAAAGACCCTAAACAGTTACGAGCAGCTTTAATATCAGCTATAGAATCAAATACGTTAGTTGAATTTACATTTAGAGATGATGGTGGGGGTACACGTAACTACTACGTAGACGTTACTTCTGCAACAGCTATTGAATACACAGGACATGATGAACGAGGTTCATCAAGGATTACATTGGTAGAGCCATGATTATTGATTCTGGTACAACAACTGTATCTACTTCAGGTGGAGAACAACAATTATCTAATACTACTAGTAGAGTTAGATGGATTAAAGTTAAAGCTCTTGCTGCTAACTCTGGCATTGTTTACTTTGGAGACAGTGGAGTAACTACAACTAATGGGTATGAATTGTCTGCGGGTAATAGTTTAGAAATAAATTTTGCTGATGTAGGTGGTTCTGTTACGTTTAGTACGTTATATGTTGACGCAGCAACTAATGGTGACAAGCTATCTTGGATAGCATTGGTAGATGGCTAATGACTACGCAAGCTACATTAACTACACCACCAGATAGTTGGATAGGGTCTAAACCTGAATGGATGTTTTACGCATCTTTATTAGAATTAGGCTACCAACCTGGAGAAGACTTTACTTATCAATCACCACTAATGGGTGGTAGATTAGATAAGGGTGGATTGATAATAGACTTTTTGTTTTACAACCCACCTGATTTAGCCGTCAACGTACAGGGTGTATACTATCACTATGAATTAGGTGCAGAAACTAAAGCTAGAGACTTGTTTGCTAGACAAGCATTAGCAGGACAAGGTATAACATTAATATTTGTAGACGAAGATGATTTAGAACAAGACCCTTTAGGGGTCACAAGAGACGCTATCAACTTTAGAGATAGGTCAAGACTAGGAGGATAATAGTGGCAGCTCCAACTATAGACTTCGCAGGGTTTGTCTATGATGACGCAGGAGATGCAGTCTCTGGTGCAGTCGTTCATATATATGACAAAAACTCGACAAGCACAGCTAGAGAAGCTTCTAGCATAACAACTAACTCTAGTGGATATTGGAGTTATTCTCACGCTACACCAGGTGAGTTTGACGTAGAGGTTGTTAGTGGTGCTTCTAAAAGGCGATTTAAATTTGACGATAAAGTACATCTATCAGGTATAGATGTAGAAACATTAAGTGTTCGTGGTAACGAAGGAGCTCTTGCAGCTATCTATATGTATGCTGACGAGGGTGATGATGCTAGTGACCAATGGAGAATAGACGCTGGAACTGATGGCGTACTTGCTATAGGTAATGACGCTGCATCACAAGGAACGTTTGTTGACCACATAACATTTACACCTAACTCTACTGTAGCTAATTCAACAGTTGCATTTAAAGGTGGAGTTACAATAGCAGGTGACCTGACTATTACTGGTGATGATTTAGTTATGGGAACTAACACAAGTGGTCATGTTCTTGTAGCTGATGGCACAAACTATAACCCTGTAGCTGTATCAGGTGATATAACAATGGCTGCAAATGGAGCTGTTACTATAGCTAGTACTGCTGTAGAAACAGGAATGATAGCAGCAGATGCTATTACAGGAGCTAAGATTGCAGATGATGCAATAGGTAGTGAGCATATAGCAGATGACGCAATAACATCTGCCTTAATAGCTGATGATGCAATAACTTCTGCTTTGATTGCAGATGATGCTATTACATCTGCTCTAATAGCAGATGGAGCTATAGTTAATGCAGATGTAAATGCCAGTGCAGCTATAGCAATTTCTAAGACTGCACTTGTAGCAGGAACAAACATTAGTCTATCAACTAATACTTTAAATGTTGATGACGCATTTTTAAAGAATGATGCAGACGATACTACTTCAGGAATAGTTACTGTAGGTGGAATTGTTTTATCTGAAGCTAAACACGTAAATATTAGTACTCCATTACTAGGAACTACTGACCATACATTTACAGGATTCTCGGTACAAATGTTAGCAGGTGGAGCAATATCTGCATTTGATTTAGTTTGTATTCATTCAACAACATCAGAAATAGTTAAGGCTGACGCTAGTGCATACGCTACAGCCAGAGCAATAGGAATTGCTCCAGCTGCAATTAGCGATACTGCTACTGGAACTATATTATTAAAAGGTTTTATTCGTGATGACACTTACAACTGGACTACAGGGGCAACTCTTTACCTATCAGAAACAGCAGGAGCTTTGACTGCAACTGCTCCTACTACAGATGGGGCTTTCGTTCAGGCTGTAGGTATAGCATTAAGCCCAGATGTGGTTTACATAAACCCTAGTATGGATGTTATAGAGCACGCATAATGGCTAATGAAATAGAAAAAGTTAATACGATAGCAATAGGTAATATTAAAAAGTTAAACACTATAACTGAAGCTAACATAGCAAAGTACAACACTTTTGAAATGACTTCTGTAAACGCATGGCAAGGTGACCGAGGAGTATTTGGTGGTGGCTACACAGGAAGTGCCTATGTGAATGTAATGGATTATGTGTCTATTGCAAGTCTTAACAACGCACAAGACTTTGGTGACCTGAGTAACGGAATGTGGTATTGTCGTGCAGAATCAAGTGGTGCAGGTGGTCGCATTGCATTTTACGGAGGACATGATGGCAGTAGTGATATAGCTCAGATAGATTACATTACTACTGCTAGTACTGGGAACGCTCAAGATTTTGGAGACACTCATGCAACTGGGTCTGCTCATGGAGCAAGTTCAAATGGTACTAGAGGAGTGTTTTCTTCTGGGGTCGGTGGGAGAAATGGTGGCGATTCTACAGCATATGGATATATAACTTTTGCATCAACTGGTAATGCTTCTACTGGTGGCAACCTACACGCAGGGTCTAACTTAGGTGGTTGTGGGAATAGTTCACGAGCACTCTTTGCTGGTGGTGCAACTAGTAGTGGTCTTGTAAATACAGTAGAGTATTTCAACATAACATCAACTGATGACGGCACAGATTTTGGTGACCTTACAAGTATAAGAAACGCTTTTGATATAGCTACAAATGGAACTAAAGCTGTTGTTGTTGGTGGACAAAATGCTTCAGCTACATTAGACACTATGGACAATATGACCATAGCATCTCCAGGGGATGCTACTGATGGGGGTGACCTTTCTTCTATTAGAAACAGAACATCAACAGTAGACAACGATTCAAGTTCTGTGTTTATGGGAACTACATCTGCTCATAATAATGGACAACTAGATACTCTTAACATAGCTAATAACGCCACAGCTGACTCATCATATGACAGGTTTTCAGCTTCAGGTGGGGGAGGAGCTTCAGGGTCATGAACGCATTAGCTAAAATAGAACAAAGTTTATTAGGAATGTCGAAGCATTTCTCAACTATCACTCCTGCAAAGATTTCTAAAATTTTTGGGGAGAAGATGATTCCAGTTGAACGTGCAAACAAAACACTTGGCAGACGTAACACTCAACACACAAACCAGTTAATGACACTTACTATGTTGACCATGAGTCCTTACCGACAGATGCGTCAATGTCTTTCGCAGATAGAAAAGAAAAGGTTGGCTATTGAGGATGCGTATTTTAAAAATGCTAAATTAGACGTTCGTATTAAAGAGTGGCTTGCTAAAGATACAGAGATGAGTCGTATTCGTATACAAGAAGCAAGATATCAACAAGAGCGTGGAGCTATGTATATTGAAGGAGCAATCAAGGAAATTGCTACGTTTCAAGATGCAATGGAAGAGATCCGCATATCTAATGGAATACCTGAGAACTGGACTGAAAGAGACGCAGAAGACGATGAGGTCAGGCATCATATTATGCAGGCATTTCGCCAGTCACACAGAGATATGTTGCTGACAGGGCATATCACACAGGGAAATGCTGAATACCTTGAACAGTAC